GGCCGTACCTACCGCAGCTACAAAGACATGGACGCGGGCGCTGGCGGCGGCGAAGGCCGCTTGGAAAAGACCCAAATCGCGATGCACCGGTCTTAACGAGTGCGCCGAGTTACCTGCCAGACCGCTCGGCGTAATAGGCGGGACGCTTTATCCTTGGGGCGTCCCGCCGAACCCTACTTACAAGGAAACCCACTGTGTTAACATTCAACCGTCTGGTAGCGAGAACCTTTTCCAAGCTCGTCGACATGCGGATCAACGACATGTCGGAGAGCATTTTGGCAGGTAAGATCGACGACCTCACGCGATACAAGTCCATGACTGGCACCATCGCGGGCTTGCGTGAAGCCGTTGACCTTCTGGAAGAGGCCATTTCGCTGGCAGAGGGCAAACCAAGGGAAGATTGATGCCATATATGGTCATGCAACATGACGTAGACCCCAAGGAAAAACTGCTGCAAGAACTCGGCTCGCTCGACGGGCTGGAAATCTTCAACAATCAGGTCCTTGTGGCGGTCTACATCCGGCCAAACCGCACAAAAAGCGGGATTTACCTTTCGGATCAAACCACCGACGAGGATAAATTCCAGTCCAAGGTCGGTTTGGTCATCAAAGTCGGTCCAACCGCGTTCGACGACCCCGAAGGCAAGTGGTTTCACGGGGTTACCGTCAATCTGCACGACTGGATCGTGTTCCGGCCATCCGACGGGTGGGCCGTAACAGCGAATAAGGTTGTCTGCCGCGTCATCAACGACACCGACGTGCGTGGCCGCGTCGATCAACCGGACAAGGTGTGGTAATGTCGGAAGAAACCACCGAGAACCAGGTCGAAACCGAGGTTCAACCCGAAGCTCCCGCCGAAATTACGCCGGAGCAGGGCATCGAAGACCTACGAAAGCAGCTCGAAGCCGAGAAACAGGCACGCCAAGCTGAGGCCGCAGCCCGTATCACCGCCGAAAAACAGGCGCGTGAAGCCTACGAGCGTGCTCGGGCGGCTAGCACCGAGGTCCAGGACAACAACCTGACCCTGGTCAACAACGCCATCGGCATGGTGGACCGGGATATTCAGATATACCGGGACAATCTGAAGGCGGCGCTGGAGGCACAGGACTACGAAGCGGCAACGGAAGCGACCGAAGGTCTCTCCGACTCCAAAGCGAAGCGCCTCCAACTGATCAACGGCAAGGAAGAGATGGAGCGTCGCGCCAAAGAGCCGCCGCCCCAAGCTCCGCAGCCGCGTTCGGTCGATCCGGTTGAGGCGTTGGCGGCTCAGTTGACGCCGCGATCGGCAAACTGGGTGCGCGCGAACCCTCAATTCGCGACGGACCCGCGCCTTTATCAGAAGATGATCGCCGCCCATAACCTCGTCGTCAGCGATGGCGTGCAGCCAGACACGGACGACTACTTCACGGAGATCGAAAACATCCTGAAGGTGCGCCCCACCGAACCCCAGAAGGAAGCTCCGCGTGCTCCGCCCGCGGCGCCACCCTCGCGGAGCACCGGCAACGTGGTCCGACTGTCCGCCGATGAGCGGGAGATGGCCGCGATGATGGGGATGACCGACCAGGAATACCTGAACAACAAGCGCGAACTGCAAAAAGCAGGGAGACTGCACTGATGAACGCCCAAACACGACCCGACCCTCGCCCGCAAGTGCGGGAAACATCGCCGCGCGAAGCCGCCGAAAAACGAGCGTTGGAAATTTTGAGCAATTTCGACGTTGGCGAATCGGGTGCCGATAAATTTGCGGCACCCCCGGCGCCCGACGGCTGGGAATATGAGTTCAAGCGTCGCACCGTCTATAATCAGGAGGACCCGGCGTATCAAATCGCGCTGGCTCGCATGGGTTGGCAGGCCGTGCCGGCCAGTCGTCACCCGGGCGAGATGCCTCTCGGCGGCAATCATCAAACCATTGAGCGTGACGGCATGGTTTTGATGGAACGCCCAAAAATGATCTCCGATCGTGTCCGCGAACGCGACCGGAAAATGGCGCGGGATCAGGTGCGCGTGAAAGAGCAGCAGCTCTCCACCGCGCCGGACGGCCAGTTCGAGCGTAATTCGGACGCTCGCACGCGCCCAAACATCAAAAAGAGCTTCGAGGCGATGCCGATCCCGGATTAGCTTGACACCTGATGGCCGGGTCGCTACACAATCCGGTCATCATTCCCCCTCACGATGCAGGGGGCCTGTTTTTTGGCACCAAATCGGGCGCGTCGCTTGATGAGGGCCTCTTCTGAGAAGGAGAGTCCGTCATGGCGAATACCCTCGCGCCATTCGGGTTCCGTCAATACTTCGGTGGGGCCGGCGGTGCGCCGACCTTCGCCCAGACTGCTCGGCGTATCGCTTCGAGCAACACGACCCCCGTATTTTTTGGCGACCCGGTCATGCCGGTCGTCGGCACCGCCAACGGCTACATCACCCAAGCCGCCGCCGGTTCCACCACGCTGGCCGGTGTCTTTGTGGGCTGCCGCTACCTTTCCGTCGCGCAGAAGCGCACGGTGTGGTCGAACTACTGGCCCGGTTCCGACGCAAACGGCGACGTTGACGCATACGTCATCGATGATCCGAACGCTCGCTTCCTCGTGCAGTCGTCCTGGGCTTCGCCGCTGGCGACCAGCCTCTCGACCTACGGCACCACGCCGGTCGGCCAGTATTGCCAGTTCACCATCGGCACCGGCAGCACCGCCAACGGCATTTCCGGCGCCTACGTGTCGTCGCTCGGCACCACGGTCACCTTCCCGTTCATCGTGGTGGACCTCCAGACGTTCCCGCCCGGCCAGAACGGCACCGATCCGACCACGCAGTACTACAACGTCGTCGTCGGCTTCAACAACGAGATGTGGCGCACCAATGGTGCTGGCCCCGCCGGCATCAGCTAAGGAGTAGGCACCAATGGCTGTTAATCTTTCCGCCATCAAAGACCTTCTCCTCCCTGGTCTCCGGGGGGTTGAAGGCAAGTACGAGATGATCCCGTCTCAGTACGACAAAATCTTCACCAAGCACGACTCGAAGATGGCTCTCGAACGCACTGCCGAAATGCGTTACCTGGGCCTCGCGCAGCTGAAGACCGAAGGCGGCCAGACCGCGTTCGACAGCGGCGCCGGCGAGCGGTTCGTCTACAACCAGGAGCATACCGAAATTGCTCTGGGTTACGCGATTACCCGCAAGGCGATCGACGACAACCTCTACAAGTCGCAGTTCCATCCGTCGAACCTGGGTCTGATCGAGTCCTTCCAGCAGACCAAGGAAATCTACGGCGCGAACCTGCTGAACACGGCGCAGACCTACAACGCTCAGGTGGGCGGTGACGGCGTGGCGCTGTGCTCGACGTCGCACCCGATTGACGGCGGAACCATCGCGAACACGCCGGCCACGCAGGTCGACCTGAACGAAGCGACCCTGCTGAACGCGATGATCTCGGTTCGCACGAACTTCCGTGACCAAGCCGGTCTGAAGGTGTTCGCGCGGGCCCGCAAGCTGATCGTCCCGCCGCAGCTCGAACCGGTCGCCGTTCGTCTCCTGAAGACCGAACTGCGCCCCGGCACCGCGGACAACGACGTGAATGCGATCGTTATGACCGCCGGCGGCCTGCCGGAAAGCTTCATGACGAACGACTTCCTGACGTCGGCGTATGCGTGGTTCCTGCTGACCAACATCGACGGCCTCTCCTACATGGAGCGCATCAAGTTCGAGACCGACATGCAGGTAGATTTCGTTACGGATAACCTGCTGGTCAAGGGCTACGAGCGCTACAGCTTCGGGTACTACAACTGGCGGTCGATCTACGGGTCGTTCCCCCTTTCGTAAGGAAGACGGCTCATGGCAATCACCGCACTCACGGGGCCAGTCATCACTTTCGGCCAGTCGGCCGCAGGTGACGACTACAACCCCGACATCGGCGGGGCGTCGCTGTTTTATGCCGGCGTGGGCATCCTCGATCCCCGTTTGGCGTTCACGTATCAGCCGGGCGAAGCTCAGTTCGAGCAGGACTTCGGTTGGTTCGGGGTGGACAACATCTCCACCCAGGCCATCGTCCCTTACACCAAAGCAGCCGGCGCCATCGTGGCGTCGGCGAATGCGACCAGCGCGACGTTGACGCTTGTTTCGGCCAACTCGGCCACGACCGGCGTCTACATCACGCAGAACTTCGTTCGTTCCGACACCGGGGTTGTGGATAACAACAGCGGGGCGGGTCTGGTCGCGCTCGATGCTTTCGCCACGGTTACCGCGTCGTTCAGCAACGGCGTGATGACAGTGACCGCCAACAGCGGCATGCCGATTTCTCCCGGCATGGTCGTTTTGGCCACAACCGGCACGGTGTCGCAGGGCACCGCGCTGAACACACAGGTGGTCTCGCAGCTGACGACAACCGGTTCCACGCCGGTTGCCCAAGGCTACACGGGCACCTACCAGACCAACACCGGCCTGACGGCGACGTCCGGCACGGTCACGTTGGCCTTCCAGAACGTGCAGCAATGCGCGATCCCGAACAATCCTCAGACGCCTGGTATCTGGTTGTGGAACCCGGCGGCTCTGGTGGGGCGGGCGGTTGCGGTGACGGCGGCAGCGAGTGCCACCGCCACGACGGCAACTGTTTCGGGCTACGACGTCTACGGTTTTCCGATGGTGGAGGCGATCACCCTCACCGCCGGGGCGCAGGCGTCGGGCAAAAAGGCGTTCAAATACGTCAAATCCGTCGTGCTCAATGCGTCGGACGCGACCCACGCCTATTCGGTCGATACGACCGACGTTTTCGGTTTGCCGATCCGCTCCGATACCTTCGGGGATGTGTTGGTCAACTCGGCGACGTCGCTCACCGCATTGACCTTGACCACCGCCGCGACCGGCTATGTTCCAGCCGATCGCACGGTCGCAACCACCACGACCGGCGACGTCCGGGGCACCTACGCTGGGTTCACCTCCGGCACGGCTGCCAACAAGCTGGTGGTCCGTCAGTCCCCGCCGCCCTACAATGTCCAGACCGCGAACCCTGGGCTATTCGGTGCCACGCAATATAGCAACTTCTGAGGAATGTGAGCCATGAAAGGTCACAAAGCGCACCACCACGCCAAGCACATGGTGCATCACCACCACTATGCGAAGGGCGGTCACGTCCAGGAAACTCCCGAGCACGGCATGCGTGAATGGGAGCAGGACCTGCACAGCAACCCGGAAATGCGGTCTTACGCGCCGGGGATCGAGCATGAAGCTGAAGCGAAGAAGCACGGCGGCCGCGCCAAGCGCAAGCATGGCGGTCACGTGAAGCATCACGCAGCTGGCGGCATGGCGAAGCAGCACATGCACCACGAGCACGGCAAGCCCTTGGCTCACGCCAAGCATGTCGGCCCGGTGACCGGCCACAAGGCGGTTCACCACGCTGGCCGGAAGCCGCGGGCGCGTGGCGGTGCGGACATGAACCCGCTGTCTTCGGCTCATGCGGGCACTCCTCCGCGCGGCCACAAAGACCGCGACATCGACTAAGCCCCCATGGCTGGAGCTTGGACGCGCAGCGAAGGTAAGAACCCGGCGGGCGGCCTGAATGCAAAGGGCCGCTCGTCTCTTCGCGCTGAGGGTCACAATATCAAGCCGCCGGTCTCTCGCGAGCAGGCGCAGCACAGCGAACTTGCCGCGTCTCGTCGTCGGTCCTTCTGTGCCCGCATGGAGGGCATGAAGAAGCATTTGGCTGGGGCAAAAACAGCGCACGATCCAAACAGCCGGATCAATAAGTCGCTTCGAAAGTGGGACTGTGACTGATGACCCCGGTATCTGTCACCCAGATTGGCACGGGCCGTAGCACGGTCGTCGCCATCGACAACTTCACCAACCCGTTCAACGTCGGATTGATCACGACGCTGAGCGGCACCGCGACCTACAACATCGAAATTTCGCCGCAGGACGCGATGGACGCGGCTCCCACCGTGTGGGGAGTGCCCGCCATCTCGAACGGCCTGACGGCTGCCGCCGCCGTCGCTCTGACGGTTCCGGCGCGCGCGCTTTCGATCAACATCACCTCCGGCACCGGGACGGTCACGGCGTATGTCGTGCAGGCCGGCATTCGGTGACGACGAGCGGCACGTATAGCTACAACCCGTCGCTCGGCGAGATTGTCCTATACGCTTACAACAACGCCGGTCTTCGCAACACGTCTCTGGTGCAGGAGCACTTCGAGACGGCGCGCATGGCCGCGAACATGCTTCTGTCGCGTTGGTCGAACCAGGGCGTCAATCTGTGGAAAGTCGAACTGGTCACCCAGACGCTGGTGCAGGGGCAGGCGACGTATCCAATCGACCCCAGCACCGTCATGGTCCTGGATGCCTACGTCACGACGGTGAACGGCAGCACCTCGACCAATCGGGTCATTTTGCCGATCAGCCGCACTGAATACGCCTCCTACCCGAACCCGCAGCAGCAAGGGTTCTCGACGGTCTACTGGTTTGACCGCTTGCTTTCCCCGTCGATCACGCTTTGGCCCGTGCCGGACGGCACGAGCGCGCAAACGATCAGCTATTATGTGGTGCGCCAAATTCAAGACGCAAACCTCGTTGGCGGCCAGACGCTCGACATTCCCTATCTGTGGATGGAAGCGTTCGCCGACAATATGGCGTATCGCCTAGCGCGGATGTGGAACCCGACCATCGCGCCGGCATTGAAAGCTGTGGCGGACGAGTCCTATAATATCGCCGCACAGCAGAACATCGAGCAGGCCAACACCTACATCTCGCCGCAAATCGCCGGCTATTACCGGCCGTAGGAGGATGAATGGCCTACGCATCGCAATCGGGTCGAGCACGAGCTAGTTCTCGCAATCCGCGGGCGTTTGCCGTCTGCGACCGATGCGGCATGTGGTATAACCATCCCGACCTTCGGTGGCAGTTCGATTGGGCCGGAGCTTCGCTCATCAACAAGCGCCTTCTGGTCTGCACACCGTGCTATGACGTGCCGCAGCAACAGTTGCGCGCGATCGTCATCCCCGCCGATCCCGTGCCTATCGTCCAACCCCGGTTGGAGTATTACGCCAACGACGAGACCAGTTGGGTTACGGTTGGGTCTGGCACGACAGATCCAGTGACGGGGCTTCCGATCCCCCCTACGACGGTTTTGAATACTCAGGACGGCAACAGCTTGACGACGCAGCCCGTCGGCGCGCCGCTTGGGCTGGAAGCAAACGCGCAGATGCCGCTCGTCATGGATGTGGCGTGGGGCGTGGCGCTGCCAGTTGCGTATATTTTGGCGAACGGCACCACGACGATCACGGTGACGTGCAGCGCGGCGCACGGTCTGAGCACCAATTCTCAAGTCTCGGTCGAAGGTTTGACCGTCGCCGCTGCTTGCGGAACCTACTCGGTCTCCATCGTGAGTTCGACGGTCTTCTCCTACATGACCAACGCGGCAGTGCCGTCCGGTTCTTTGGCGGCCGGGAATACCATGGCGACAACGATGGACGCCGGCCTGCCGTATGGCTATACCCAGATACCTCAGACAGGTGCCTAAGCGATGGCGAACACCACGATCCCGAACCTGCCTTCCGCAGTTGCTCTGAACGGCACCGAGCAGTTGCCGGCGGTTCAGGCGGGCACGTCGGTACGAGTGATGATTTCGCAGATCGCTCTTTACACGCAGTCTATTTTGCCGATCCCCGGCGTGACCACGTTCAGCGCCGGCACCACCGGTCTTGGGCCGTCCAGTCCTTCCAACGGCAATGTGGTGTTGGGCGGCGTTTTGCTGCCTGCTTCGGGCGGGACTGGCGTCAACAACGGCACGAGCACGCTGACTTTGGGCGGCTCGCTCAGGACGTCGGGGGCCTACTCGACTACGTTCACGATGACCGGCCCCACGTCGATCACGCTTCCGACCAGCGGCACTCTGGCCACCACCAGCAACACGGTCGCGTCGTTCAGCGGCGGCAGCACGGGCCTGACGCCGAATACGGCCACGACGGGTGCCGTGACATTGGGCGGAACCCTCGCTCCAGCGGCGGGCGGTCTTGGGTCTGCAGCGGTGCCAACATCGGGCCAGATCCCGATTGGCAACGGCACCACCTACACCGCGAGCACACTGACCGCCGGCGCGGGCATCAACATTGTCAACGGCGCGGGATCCGTCACGATTG